ATGTTCAAGCGGGCGTGGTTTCCAGTAGTCGAGGCGGCCCCGGCGAATTGCCGGTGGGTGCGGGGCTGGGACTTGGCGGCTACAGCGTCCGCACAGGCGGCGTGGACGGCGGGCGTCAAGATCGGGCGTGCAGATGACGGGCGGTTCTACATCGGCCACGTGACCCGCATACAGGGCGGCGCGGCGGACGTTGAACGGCTTCTAGTCAACACGGCGACGCAAGACGGGCGCGACGTAAAGGGCAGCATCCCGCAAGACCCCGGACAGGCGGGCAAGGCGCAGGCGCAATACCTGATCCGCCAGCTTGCCGGGTTCGCATATACCGCCAGCCCCGAGACCGGCGACAAGGAAACCCGCGCCCTGCCATTGGCGGCGCAGTCGGAAGCCGGAAACGTGCTGATCGTCAACGGCGATTGGAACCGGGATTTTCTGGACGAATTGGAGAGCTTCCCGATGGGCAAATTCAAGGATCAGGTTGACGCGGCAACGCGGGCGTTCGACATGCTGGCCCTTGGTAAGCTGCGCACTGGCAGTTCGCAGGAATTGTTTCTGTGACTGTCGCAACCGCCACTGATACCGTCGCAACAGCGGAAACGGCCCGCGATCTGCCGCGTGCCCTGTCCGGCGGTACGTTGTCCATGCGGGCAAAGGGTATCGCCTATCTGCCGCAGGAAATGGCCGAGAGTAACAAAGCCTATGACATTCGCCTCAAGCGTTCGTTCCTGTTCAACGGATACGCCAAGACCGTTCGGGATATGGTTGGCAAGGTTCTAGGCAAGCCGATCACGTTTGGCGACGATACTCCGGCGGAAATAGCTGACCCCGCAACCGGCTGGCAGTTGAACATCGACCTTGCCGGGCGGGACATCAACAGCTTTGCGCGCGATGTATTCACCGACGCTTTCGACGGGGTGTCCTACATCTTGTGCGATATGGACGCGCCTATTGACGGGGCAGTAACGCGGCGCGATGAAATAACCATGGGCCGCCGTCCGTGGCTGGTGCATATCAAGGCGATACAGGTTCTGGGCTGGCGTTCGGAAGCCATCAACGGGGTGCAGACGCTAACGCAATTCCGGTTCATGGAAGAATCAGCCGAGCCGGATGGTGAATTTGCAGATCGGGCAGTCAAGCAAGTGCGGGTCTTTACCAAGACCGGCGGCAGTGTTGCGTTTCAACTCTGGCGGCAAGCCAAGACGATCAGCGCCGAGTGGGTGATTTACGAGGAAGGCATGACCAGCCTTTCCGAGATTGCCGTGGTGGCGGTCTACACTAACCGAACGGGTTTCTTTAGCGGAATGCCGCCGCTGTCAGACTTGGCCGAGGTAAACCTTGCCCACTGGCAAAGCCAAAGCGACCAGCGCAACATCCTTCACGTCGCGCGGGTTCCGATCCTGTTTGGCACCGGGTTTCCGGAAGACGGCGCACCTATCGAGATTGGCGCGGCGCGGCTGATAAGGGTGAGCGACCCAACGGCCAGCCTGACCTATGTAGAGCACTCGGGCGGGGCAATTGGATCAGGGCGCGACGACCTGAAAGACCTTGAGTTTCAAATGCAGGTTCTGGGCCTGGAGTTGCTGACCCCAAAGCCCGGCGGGCAATCAGCGACCGGCGCGGTTATTGACCAAGCTAAGATGAATGCGCCGCTGTCAGTTATGGCACAGGGGCTAGAGGATGCGCTGGAAAACGCGCTTCAGTTCATGGCCGATTATGCCAACCTTGAAACCGGCGGATCGGTCGAGATCAACAAAGACTTCAACACCGGACTGAGTTCGGCAGACGCGAACACCATCATCGCCATGCGGACCGCTGGCGTTATCAGTAATGCAACCGTCATTCGGGAAATGCAGCGACGCCAAATCCTGAGCGATGATCTGGACCCGGACGCGGAAACCCTTGCCGCAATGAATGACGGGTTTCTGGATGATGACACGTTGCCCGACACTGGCAGCCTAGCCCCCAGATAGGGGCGGGCAATACCGGCGCGGATGCGCCATAGCGGGCGGATGCCCAAAGGGAACGACAATGAAACTCAAGATGGACGATGCAGGCCACGCGGTTCTGCAAGACGGAAAGCCTGTTTACGTTTCGGATGATGGCCGCGAAACCGCCATTGACGTTGCCGGAACTGTGGCGACGATTTCGCGGCTTAATGGCGAGGCAAAGGCCAATCGCGAGCGGGCCGAGGCCGCCGAAAGGGCGGTCAAGTCTTTCGACGGAATCCCCGATGCCGACGCCGCGCGCAAGGCGCTGGCCACGGTTCAGAACCTAGACGAGAAAAAGCTGATCGACTCTGGCGATGTGGACAAGGCGAATGCGGCTCGTGACAAGGGGTGGCAGGACAAGCTGACCGCAGCCGAAACGAGGGCGGCAGCAACCGAGGCGGCGCTATACGGCGAAAAGATCGGCGGCGCGTTTGCCAGGTCCAAGTTTATCGCCGACAAGTCCGCCATCCCCGCCGACTTTCTGCAATCGCGGTTTGGCCACCACTTCAAGGTCGAGGACGGCCAGACAGCCGCCTATGACGCCACCGGAAACCGGATTTACAGTAACGCCAAACCGGGCGAGCTGGCCGGGTTCGAGGAGGCCATCGAAATACTGGTCGGTGCCCATCCCCAGCGCGACACGATCCTGAAGGGCAACGCGAACGGCGGGTCCGGCGCGCGTAACAACGGCGGCGGCACTGGCGCAAAGACCATGACCCGCGCCGCCCATGAGGCGATGCAAAGAACCGATCCCGTTGCGGCCATGAAGGCCGTCACCGGGGAAAACAGGGTCACACTGACCGATTGAACTACCGCGCCCCGGACGGGGTTGCGGCGACTGGGCCGGATAGCCCGCAAGACCGCGCTTTCCGCGCCTAAATCCCCCAACCTCAAAAGGAGACCGCCATGGGCGCTCTTACCCTCACCAACCTGATCCCCACGATCTACGCCGCGATGGACACGGTATCCCGCGAACAGGCGGGCTTTGTCCGAGCCGTCGCGATGGACAGCAACGCATCCCGAGCCGCGCTTGGCCAGTCCGTCCTGTCGCCGGTTGTCGGCGCAATGGCCGCTGAAGATCTTGTCGCAAGCAACGTCGCGGCCGATACCCCCGCGCAGACCATCGGCAACGTCTCGATCAGCATTTCCAAGTCGCGTTCGGTTCCGTTCGGCGTCACCGGCGAAGAAACGATGGGCCTGAATACTGCGGGCACTCTGGCGACCGTCAACCGGGACCGCATCGCGCAGGCGATGCGGACGCTGACCAACGAAATCGAGTTGGACCTTGCCAACCTGTTTGTCGGCGCATCGCGGGCCATCGGCACGGCGGCGGGCACCCCGTTTGGCACGGCTGGCAACCTCGCCGACTTTGCCGCCGCCCGCCGGATGATGTCCGAAAACGGCGCACCGTCTGGTGAGTTGCGCATGGTGCTGGGCGCGACCAACGTGGAACGCATTCGCGGCGTGCAGGCTGGTCTGTTCCGCGTGAATGAAGCCGGGACCGACGAATTGCTGCGCGAAGGCAATATCGGTCGGGTGCAGGGCTTTGCGCTTGGCGAGTCGGCGCAGGTTCGCACCGCAGTCGCTATCGGCGCAGGCACGTCCTACACCTCGTCGTCGGCGGCCTTCACTGTCGGCCAGGTTGACATCCCTGTCATCACTGGCTCCGGCGCGATCATCGCAGGCGACATCATCACCTTCGCCAACGATCCGAACCAGTACGTCGTGCGGACAGGCATCACGGCGGCGTCTCAGACGCTTGTGCTGCAACAGCCCGGCCTTCGGGTTGCGCAGGGTGTTGCCACCCGCGCGATTACATCCGTCGCCGCGACCACGCGCAGCATGTTCTTCCACCGTGGCGCAATCCAGCTTCTGATGCGCGCCCCGGCAATGCCGGAAGGCGGCGACATGGCGGAAGACGTAATGTCGATGGTCGATCCGTTCAGCGGCCTGACCTTCGAGTTTGCCATCTATCGCGGCAAGCGCCAAATCCGCTATGAGGTCAACGCGGCCTGGGGCGTGGCGGTAGTTCAGCCGCGGCATCTTGGCCTGTTGATCAGCGCCTGATCTTTCGAGTGGGGCCAGTTCGCTGGCCCCATCACCAAGGATCAATTTGGAGGTCACAATGCCAGTCAAGGTTTCATTCATGCAGCCGGGCTTTGTCGGCTCGGTTTCCATGCTCGGCTTTGGCCGATGCCGGATTTCTGAAACCATTACGGTTCCGGGGACCACTGTAGCGGCGGCTCTTGCGGGCGAAATCGTTTTGGTGTGCAGTACCGAAGCAGTCGCCGTTGTCGCGGCGCACGGGATCACCCCGGACGCGGCGGCAACTGCTCAGACTGCACTGACAACGGCGGGTTATGCGCTGGAGCCTCTCGCAACCATGCCGATACCCATGTTTGTCGGGGATAGGGTAAACTTCAAGGCGTTTGTCTGATGCCATTGGACACCACCATCGGCGGGGCGAATGCGGACAGCTATGCCAGCCTCGCCTATGCCTTGGCCTATCACGCGGACAAGGGAAACGCGGCGTGGGCCTTGGCAACCGATGCAAACCGTGAGACGGCTTTGCGTCGCGCCACGACATGGCTGGACGGCACCTACCGCAGCAACTGGCCGGGCTACCGAGTGAATGGCCGGGTGCAGGCGCTGGACTGGCCCCGGTCAGATGTTGCGGACATCGGCGGTTATGCGGTGGACTATCTGACAATTCCGCCGGAGGTCTTGCGCGCAACCTGTGAAGCGGCTTTGCGCGAACTGGCATTGCCGGGCGGGCTTTCGCCGGACGTGACGGATGCAGGAATTGTAAAGTCGGAAAGTGTCGGGCCTATTTCGGTGACGTATCGCGGTGGCGGTGGAGTTGGCGCGTCCCGGCCCATTGTGACCGTGATTGACGACATCCTGTCCGGGCTTCTCAGCATCCGGCGGGGCACGGCAACTCTGGTGCGGGCGTGACCGCGTTTTATGACCGCATGGGGGCGACGGCCACAAGGCTGATCGGGCGCTTTGGCTTCGCCGTCACGCTGGAAAAGCGCGGCGTTCCAACCGGCCCGGAATGGGCACCTGTGGCAGGCCCGCCGACCACGTATCCGCTGGTTGCGATTGACCAGAACATCCAGCAGCGCGACGGGGCCGGGACGTTGATCGGTGCATCGACGCGGGTGCTGATGGTTGAGGCGGCTGGGGTTGTCCCGGCAAAGGCGGATCGCGTCCAAGTGCGCGGCGTCTGGCACGAGGTTATCGACGTAATGCCTGAGGCACCGGGTGGAATAGACATAGTCTATTCGCTGACACTTGGAACGTGACGCAACTCCATTGCGCGGCTTGGTATATGCGGGCCGGTAACTTGCAGGTAGCTGTGGCCATCCTTCGCGCGCATCCGGCTGTGTTTGCAATATGCCTGCCGCAGCTTAGGGCGGCTTGGCTGGTGGGTGCCGTGGTGGCAGGGGGCAGGTAATGGCACTCTCGCCCCGCGCCGCGCAGCAAGCCCAAGTCCGCGCCCTTGTGGCAAAATACGAGCCTGCCATCCGAGACGCGTTTCTTGCCGCAATCCGGCAGGCGGGCAATTCGATTGACCGACGCGCCCTTATCGCCGCGCTGGATGCTGGAGACATTGCGCGCGCGGTATCTCTTTTTAGGATCGACCAGGGCGTCATGTATCCGATTCAGGAGGCCGTGCGGAGCGCGTATATTGCCGGAGGCCAGTCTGTGGC